CTGGACTAAATGGTGGTGGTTGCGGAAACGATATTGGATCAATTGTTCGCCATGCAATTTGTTGATTGTAACCAACCTTCACCTCAAATTCATGAGATTCAGATATATCCAAAATTCGAGTATAAACTGAAGAAAAGTCTGGAGGGGTAGCACCTCCTCCAGTGGATCCAATTGGATCGTATACTAATCGTAGTCTGCCTCGATGGAAATTGGAACATGCAACTTGGAATCGATAAATAATACTCCCTCGCCACCACTCAAACGGTAATGAGCTTAATGCAAGTGGAGTAAGGTGCATCTCAGTTCCTGGTGCGGACGAATTGGCACTTTTGGTAAATTGAACAGGGGTAACTCGAGACCAATACAAAAGTGTATCTGTTGGAGTCTGAGTATCCCAAATTGCTCTACCGATATACGCTTCTCTTGAAGCGATATGCTTAATAGTCATTTCGTCTTCACCAGTGTCACATCCCCATAATCGCGGATCAATGGACAACTCCTGCTTCGGATCAAATGTTAACTTGTCTGTCGCTTCCTCTATTTCGGAATTCGCTAAATTACCCATAAAAGTCGGCCGGTACTTTCGCACTGGTTCCAAATTAACGGGTCTAGAATAACCGAATTTAGTTGCGATAGCTGCAATGGCACTCGCTCCAATTTGAGTTGCTGTCGCATAGGGCTCAATATAAGGAATCGTTTTCAACATGCCTGCCATGCGTGCAATCGCACTAGCTGGCTTGGAAATAACTCCTTGACCATATTCATCGCCTTTACCTGCTTCAGACACGAAATTCGTAGGTCCGGCAAGCTCCAGATCATCTCCGAAGTATGCGAGTACCGTGATATTCACTTTATCTGTTGCGGCATTTGCATGGTGCAAAGGATTAAAAGACGAGAATGTGATTCGACCCAACTTATCCACACTAGTGTCATCGTTCGCAATACGTGATGCAAAAGGTGTAGGAAATACAAAAGGTAGCGATAATTCTCCTCCTTGCGATTCCGTTGGATTAAGATATACATGAAGTCTTTGCGAAAATCGCACATTATCGACTGCTGGAGCGGACGCACCACGATCTGGATCGCGATACGAAAAACCAACAGGATTATAAGACATCATTCCTATTCCATAGTAAAACGCATTTCCATTCAACATAGCCTTGACTTTTAAAGTACCTCGGAGATACGCATAATTTTCCAATTTTCGTTTAATCACCGGATTGGTAATATATAACGTCCAAGGGTCAATCGTTTCTCGTAGGAACTCACCTATCTCCCAGCTGATTGTAGCAATTCGAATAGGTCTCTGCATGAATTGTGAAATAGACACTGCATCTTGCAAAATATCCGTATCGATTACATTATTGGAAGTATTTGCTCCCATAGCATCTTGTGAGACATCGTCAGGCATCTGAGTGAGCGCTGTGGTTTCTGTGACTTCTCCCGATTCCGAATGGAATTGAAATCCGTCGTGAGTGTACTTTTTTACTTGAGTACTAACAAGACAAAATAGTTCGTCTAAGTGAACAATGCTTAATTTATATGTATTAGTGACAGATCATTTCTACATTTAACGTGCTACTACTTTAACTGTCAAGCAAGTAGGTCACGCAGGTTCTATGAATACAAATCCAGGGTACGAGAGTTGATACAGAACGAGAAATAAATCTTCTCTCGCTAAATCACTTTGATTTGTAACGTCCATTCCACTTAGGTAACTACGAGGGACAACTCGCGGGATGAGTTTAAAGCCTGCCCAAGGCTAAGTGCGACTATACGAATTCAACTCCGTATCTCCATCCAAGAACACTCTCGTGCCTCGAATGAATGGTAAAAGTTCTCGCTAACTGCATCTTGCAGATTCAAATTTCTCAGAATCTGCTTTGCTTCTGCATGTCGCTTGTCGAAAACT